CCCGACGCAACAGCGCGAACACTGGCTGAGGGGTTGACCAGATGGGCTGGTGACACTCGCGTCGATCTCTTAGCGCAACTATTTCCCAGCCTAGCACCGGCTGAACTACAGGCCGCAGTTGATCAGATAGACGAAGCGAAGGAGGGACACCATGCTTTGGACTAACGCAGAAAATACATACCTGCGCGAACAATACGGCAAGCACACATACGCCAAAATCGCCCTGTCGCTCGGCAGAACAACCTACGCCGTGCGGGAACACGCCAAGCGGCAGAAGATACTTAAGCCGCGTATTGTCGAGCCTGGCGGCGTTCCGATGCAGAAAGCGCTTTCGCCTGACGAGTGCGCCAAGATGAGAGGATTTCTGCGAACCTGGCTCCACTACGGCAAGGCTTGCGGCAATGTATCAGCAGGGCGATTTTTGAAGGCGTGGCGCGAGGCAGAGTTTGGGCGCGCAAAGTTGATAGTACCGGTGGCATCGACAATGCCACCAGAGGGCACCACGTTCGCTGTGTGAGTGGTTGAGTAGCTAGGTAAGGGTTTGGTCGTACGATGTCGAAAAAACGAAACTAGAGCGTTTGGAGGGAGATAAAATGGCAGAGATTAACGAAGCAAAAAACGCAGAGTGTGCGAGCGTCGCGGAACTGTTCATACGGAACAATGCGGAGGTGCGGGAGAAGGCGTTTGCGGAAGGCGTGAAGGCTGAGAGGGAGCGGATAATCCAGATAATGGTTGATTATGACATTTGCCCGCCAGATGATGTTAGATGCGGTGACCAGAAAGGATGCGAGCCATGCTGGCAGAGATACCTAGCGGAGGTCAGCGGAAGTGTCGGAAACCCAGCGGAAGAGGTGGAGGCATGCCGCCCTTAATGCCCTACAAGCGTGCGAAGTATGGCAGTAGGAAAACAGAGGTGGACGGTATCACGTTCCACTCAAAGCGCGAGGCTAACCGATACTGTGAGCTAAAACTGCTCAAGCAGGCCGGGGAGATTGTGGACTTTGAGCTTCAGCCGCCGTTTCTGCTGCAGTCAGCATTTGTGCATCGAGGCGTAAAATATCGCAGTATCAGCTACAGGGGTGATTTCAGGATACTGTACCCGGACGGCAGGCAGGTTGTCGAGGACGTTAAAGGATACGCTGACATTGCAGTATATCGGCTGAAAAAGAAGTTGCTACTGTGCAAGTATCCCGATATTGAGTTTATTGAGACATGACCGTCCCAGGGTTGCCATACTGTCGCTTGCACCGCTGCTACCTCGACGCGATAGCAGTACACCACCACGGGTGTATGAATCGGCGCAAGCAGGGACGGAAGGGGATATGCAAACACTACAGCAAAAGTAAGGCATCGCAGGGGAGAAGGTGGGGACAGTGTAATCTGGCGGCGTCGGCAACTGAATAGCGGTTTAAGTTGGTTTTATTACAAGTAGTAGCTGTGATTATGTGTGTAAGTAGCCTCGCTGATTGTAGTAGGTCAGCGAGGCACATAAAAACAAGAGGGGGATAAGAGAAATGGGGGATAGGAGAATGGGTTATAACGAGAGTTTGAGGCAGGGAGCAATGCAGGAGCAGCAAATACAGGGTCAACAGGGTCCGCAACAACCATACTACGAAGAAGCAGGTCCACCCAGCCCTGTGGCTGAACTGGATAATCTCGTTGAAGGGCTTTATTACCAAATATCGCAATATCGTGATAACTTGGACAGGTTGGTCAACCTCCTTGCGGCACCGATGCCTGTGACAACTGGTAAAGATGATGCGGCAAACGTGCCGCATGTTGTAACCATACAGGGCGCAATGCAAGATATGCTCGACAGGTTGATGTGTTGCAATAAATACTTCGAAGTAACACGGAAACGCATCGAAGAGCAGGTCGGGGCTCTGAAAATACTGCCATAGTGAACCAAAGCCCCGTTATCAGGGGATGGCGGGGCAATACATAAAATAGGAGGCCACTATGCAGAGTTTGTACCCGCGGCTAAAGTTTGTGGATGAGAACAGCATAGATGAACAACTGGATCATATACGGGAAGAGTTCGTCGAGGTTATGAAGGCCGAAGGACTGGGGGATCGTGACATGGAACTGGCAGACTTGGAGCAGGCAATTCAGACGTACTTCTTCATGCGGGAAAAGAAGGACATTGACATAAATGCAGTAAGGGCGGCGGTTGTCGCTAAAAACAAAGCTCGGGGATACGAGGTGTGACATGGCAACCTTTACCGACAACTGGTGGGCTAGCAAAAGAAAAGGGACAGGCAACATGCACAAATGCGACGACTGCCGCAAGGCTACACCGCTTGAGTGCGCCTGGATCGGCCAGGACGACAGAACGGGCATAGTGACGGTTTATCATGGTGAGAGCGAAACTGTAAGTCAATGTCTGCGATATGCACAGGGGGCGTTGCCGGCAATTGGGTTAGGAGTAGCACGATAGGAGGAGGTATGAGGGATGATTAGCTTAGATAAGGCAAAGGCGTTGAAAGAGGCGGGGTTGAAGTGGGAGCCGCAAGAGTGGGATTTATACCTAGATGCGCCAGTGATGATTGATGGCAGAGCTAGGTACCTAGGGGGACATTGTATAGACTACACCCCAAGCAATTTACGACCCATGCCGGAGGTGGTTATAAATGCCAGGATCTGGCTCCCTTCTCTCTCGCAACTACTGGCAGAGATAAAAAAACATAGTGGGTGCGCCTTATATGTGTTTGATAGCGGTCTAAGGGTTTTGAAGAAGGGTGCTTATGAGATTGAGTTGCCAAAGGTAGGTATTGATACCTGCTGTTTCAGGGCACACGCTCCCGAAGACGCCGCCGCAGATGCGTTGTTGTGGATATTAGGGCAGGTAGGTGAGGGCAATGATGCGACAGATAAAGGTTAACCTGTTGAATTTGATTGAAATTGAAATGCCGCTAATTGGGTGGATTTTGTGGATAGGTGGGTCTGTAGCATGGCTGTTGATTAGATAATTTAGGGGGAGGCTGACAATTTGGGGATGGGGGTGGTGGCCTTGGTGGACGACGAAGAAAAACAACCGAACCTACAGGCGGTGGCCGACTTGGTGCGCGAGCATGTTAACGATGCCGCTCGCGAGAGCATCGAACTGATCAGACAGCGCAACAGGCGCGAGAACTTGGCTGCCTATCGCTGTGACTGCCCTGCCGCTAAATGCTACGATAGTTGCCCACGGTTCCAGATTCATGCGGATGCCGATGAGACATTCGCGCTGTTGGCAAGGTTTAGGCCGCCTGATCGGAGAGACAGAGGGGCGCTGCCGTTGGACGGGGCGATTGTGTTCGGAGGCGGTGGCAAGTCGGGCCGCAAGCGCAGTAAGATACCTCCCAAGGCAACTGTTTGGAGCTGGCATGAGTTATAAGGATATTAGTATATTAGAGTATTGACATATGCTAAAGTTGACATTAAAATAGAGTTGGAGTTGTAGCTAAAAAACAGATAGTTAAGCCGCCCACATGAGCGGCTTTTTGCTTTATCCGTGGCAAACCGCGCAGGTGCGCAGTATACGGGTGCCCTTCGGGGGAAAAGAAAAAACCGCCGAGGCGGTTAATCGCACCTAAATATTTCACCGTATTTCTCAAGATGTCGCCTGCCGTATTCGTTGATAAATTCTTGCGCTGTGCACGGTGTCAAGTCCATGTGCACCGCTTCGCGTAGGTCGTCGTCCATGAGTGTGGCGCAGGCTGCAAAGTCGCGCTGTTGACCGCTTAAGGTTATTGTTACTTGCATATCAATTCTCCTTCTGCCCGTGGGGGGCGGCCGTTATTTGGCTTGCTTGGCCAGGTACGCGGCCACTGCTGCCTCGACGATGGAGGCTTTAGACTTGCCGATCTTGGCGGCGTATAGCTCCAGGGCATCGTTTAGCTGCTGGCTGAGACGGGTGTTTAATGTCACTTGGGCCATGGTTAGTCCTCCTTTTATTTACTTTTATCACTAATCACCATTCCAATTTGTTTTTACCATTAAGCCATTCTTCGATGTATTCAAGGGGCTTTTGTATAATCCTGTCCATGAAGTCTTGCCCTCTTATTGCGAGAAACCCAAACCCTGTATGCCATGTAACCGCTTCGTCTGCGTATTTGCGAAGCCAAGCATATTTGAGATGTCCCTTGAAATGTTCTATTTTTTGGTTGAACTCCATTTCGTATTTTTCACAGTTATTCATTCTCAACACTCCTTTTATTTGCTATCCTGCGAGCCCCGAAGGGCTTTCTGTTTAAGCTTCATCAGGCAGGCTAGACAGTCTCGTGGAGGCGGCGCGTAAGTCCATAACCTTGTGCCTGTCCGCAGTCGTCTGTCATGTCGCATCCGCGCCGTTTGGCCTGTCTCAATGCATTTCTTTCTGCCTGTTCGGGGCTGCTGGAGCGAGCTGTTCCACCCTCGTTATCGTGTTGCCAGGTTGATACGTATCCGCCTTGCTTGCTTGTGCGTGTCGTAATTTCCATTTTTAATCTCCCTCTCGCCGTTGTGGTGGCGAACCATTTACTTGCTGTGCTTTGTGACTCTAACCGCCGTGTGCTCAAAGGCCCTGTCGCGGTCGTCGTCGCTGTTCTATGTGTTTACTTAGCAGCTCCTTCAAATGCGCTATCAAAGTATTGGGTTTCTTCCTCTGTCAGTAAGGGGTTGTTTCTGTGCGCATGTATGTAGTTGCAATAATAGTGTTTTTTGTTTCTGCCTTCGCGCATTTCGTCGAGCATCCAGGTTAAGTGCTGCAACTGGTCTAATCTTTCCTCGCTCTTTGTCATTTGTGTTGCCTCCTTTGATTTGATTGATTGAGTTTATTGTACCAGACCGCAAGCATGCTGTCAAGCGGCTATTTCATAAGTTTATCAAATAACCGCAAACCCTTGCGGCAGTAAGGAGGCAAAGATATTATGGCAGGTTATCCCGAGTTTACCGAGACAAATAGTTTGGCGAAGGCAATGAGGTCAATGGAGGTTTGGGAATACCCGGTACCGCCGAAGGAGCCTGAAGTCGGCGAGTTAACCCAACAAATGAGGGAGAAGCTTAACGGAAAGCTACTTATTAAAGCAAAGTAACCGTTGAGGCTGTAGGAGGTTAGGGACTATGGACGTATTGCAAAGGATGATGCGCAGAGATTATTGCCGCGAGCAAGCAGTAAAAAGACGCGAGGTGCTGACTAGGCGCGATGCGTGGGGCAATATACACACGTGGAACGACTGGTTACCAAGTGGGACGAGGGCGGCAGTAAATAAGTATCTGATCTGCTGTGAGCTAATTTTTTAAGCAAGGCTCCCAGCTCTGCAACTACAGCAACAGGACTAGCAGCGGTGGAATAATGTAGGATGATGCGTACCAGGTAAGGTTTGATCGTGGCGCTCAGGGGACGTGGTGAGCTGTTAGTATATAGAAGGAAGGTGAAATGTGTGGCAGGAGGCAGACCGTTAAAGTTTCAGGACATAGACGAGTTTCAGGCTAAGATTGACGCTTATTTCGCGAGCTGCTTTGGCGACGTGATAGTTAAGGATAAGGACGGATGCGTCGTGCTTGACGGGGACGGCAATGTGATTAGAGAGATGCAGCGGATTAAGCCGTTTACCATCACTGGCCTGGCGCTGGCGTTGGATACGAGCAGGGAAACGCTGATGGAAATCGAGAGAGGACCATCAGATTATAGTCGGCCGTTTGTTGACGCTTTAAAACGCGGCAAGGATAAATGTCAACAGTTTGCGGAGGAATTTATCTTCACCGGCAAGAATCCGGCAGGTGGAATCTTTGCCCTCAAGAACTATGGCTGGCGTGATACTCAGGAGGTTAAGTTGATTGCTACTGTCCGATCAGTAGAGCAGCTCCTCGATGACCTCTAACATTACACTGCCTCGTTATGTCAGATAAGGAACGTAGTAGTACCAAGGGTTACAGGGTTTAAGGCTGTTATGACGCTTATGCTATACCATATGTAGTAGCACAACAAGGCAACTTGTCAGCAGCACAACACAAGGCAGGGCAGGCAAGGGCAAGGCAGAGCAGAGATCAGGGGGGGGCAGGGTCCTTGCCTGGTCATGTGGGCGCAGATGGGTAGGGGGGCCACCTCCCCCCAGGGGGGCGGGGGTGCTGATATACTAGACCTCCTCTCATAAATTTTGCTAATTTACAAAAAGGCGATATATGGTGGCGAAATAGGTAAACGCTGTTATGCCGCAAGGTAGGAGAATCGGGAGTGAACCCGTTAAAAACTCATCAGGCAGAAATCTCGGCTGCCATGCAGGGTGCAAATCCCTGCCCATATATCAACTTGCAAAACTACAAAAAGGTTTGCTTTTGGTTCCGTTGCCCCTGACCACAAAAACAATACTTAAACGAATTACATGCCAAAAACCTTTCAACCCTACTCTCCCACGGGCTGAGGGGTTTTTCGCCTAGTGCACCATATGCACCTTGCTCTTGGTATCCTGGAGGTGGTTTTTATCGTGAAAAAAGAGTTGCTTGAATACCTGACTGGCAGGAGAAACGCTGTCAAGGATGAGTTTATATTGAGTCGTGAGAAGTCGGGGCAATCAGAGTTATTATATGTATCCCATGCGGAAATGAAAGATCCCCTGTATGCTCTGTGGAGTGGGCCGAAGTCTAAGAAGAAGCGATACAGGCAAGTAGAGGGCGAACCTCAACCTGATGCCATAATTAAGTATGAGGAAGTCAAGCCAAAGCACACAGGCGGGAAACAGCCTTATGTAATGCTTATGGAGGGCAAGTCGAAGGACATTAATGATTTGTCTATGGGTGCATCTGGTTTGCTGTTGAAGTTATTTTATGGCGGTCATATTGAGTGGAACACCGGGAGGATTATTCGCAAGTGTGACAAAAAATCCATGACGCTGCCTATGTTCGTGGAGCAGTTTAACGCCGGGGAAAGAGAAATGAAGCGGGCAGTGGTGGAGTTGTCAGCAAATGGAGTTATGACATATAACCGAAGCAAGAGATCCTACTTTGTAAGTCGTAACTTAGCCAAGAAGGGAGGGCGGCAAGAGTGAGGATTAAATACAAAAAAGGAACATCGCCCGACTTAATAGTTGCCCACTTGAGGCAATATTTTGAGGAAACAATAATAGGTTCCGTCAACGTCTATATTCAGGAATATGACGAGAATATGAAGGCTAGAAAAGATGATGCCGAATACCTTGTTTTTGAGCCTGGAGACGTCAGCAAGGAACGGTACGCAGATTATGCCGCCGACCAACGGCGTAAGAGGATGAAGGTGGTTGTCTAGTGGAACGATGCCCTGCAACACTTGAGGAGTTTTTGAAGAATAATAGGAATTGTAGGAAGTGTAGAGGCTGTAGATTTTTGGATATTTGCCGCTATTTAGTTAGCGAGCATGAAGAAGAATAACCCCCTCCGGGGTTATAGATTTAACTTGACGTAAATAAAATAAGCAAAGTTTGGCAAGGGCAGAGCAAAGCAAAGAAAAGGAGAGGTTAAAAAATGAAAGATGTTACCAGAGAAGAAGTAATGGTTATGGCAGGGAATATTAAGGACACTATCTACAATTACGGCAAAGCAAAGATATCCAACATACTGGAAGCGACAATGGAACCAGGCCCACAGCTTCAGGCATCCAAGAGGTTAGTTTCGGACCTTTTGAATACATTGGGAGATCAAATTAACACCACAATCCATGATACCCTACTTGATGAAAGTGATTACATTCAGCCAATAAAATAAATCGGCATGCCCTTGCCGTAAATTTACAAACAAAATAACCCCCTCCGGGGTTACAGATTAATCATATTATACACGTCGGCAATATCATCCTGGGTAATGCCAATGTAACACAGCGTTTCCCGTTGTGATGCATGGTTAAATATTATCTGTATGCGTTCTAGTGGCACACCGCCTTGGTAGGCGTGGTATCCCCACGTCTTACGCATACTGTGAGTCCCTATCTGTTCCTTAATGCCGACCCACTCAGCGGCCTCGTTAAGTATTGACCATGCTTGTTGTCTGGTTATGGGTTGTTCAGCATTCTTCTTGGAAGCGAACAGTGGCTTATCTAAATCAATACATTTAAGCGTGGCTGCATATTCTTGTATTGCCTTCGCTGCACTTTTGTTAATGTTAAAATGCTTGCGCTTTTTGGTTTTTTTCTCGTGAAGAATAATGCTATCCTGCGCCTTACCGTTGGTGGTCATAGCGTCACCAACTGTAAGCTTTAGTATGTCGGATATGCGTAGTCCTGAGTTTATGCCAATAACAAACAACAGATGATTTCTCATGCCAAAACACCTATTTGCCAATAGGTGTTTTTTTATGGCCTCGATCTTCTGTATGTCGCGGATAGGTTGAACTAGTTCCATGTGTATCACCCCTTTAACTTTACTTAATCCATTATATCGCAACAATTGTAAGATTGCAATAGCTTATTCCCCAGTTATTCTGGTAGTTATGCCAGTATAAAACACAGTCTAATGAGTAAGATTAAGAAGGTTAATTTATGCCGCCAAAAAAACAGCAGCCAATGACCGATAAACAGGCAGACAACCTCCGCAAACTGCGCGATGATTTTACCTTTTATGCGCCTACAATGTTGCAGATACGGACAAAGGTAGGGGAATTAGTCCCCTTTGAACTTAACTATATGCAACAACGGATAAATGCTGAAATTGAGCGACAAAGGGCATTAAATAAGCCCGTGCGAATCATTGTCCTCAAGGCAAGGCAAATGGGTTGTTCCACGTTAACCGAAGGACGGTTATTCCACCAAACCACCATGCACAAACTGACTACTTCAATGATTGTAGCGCATAAAGATGACGCATCAACCAACCTGTTTAATATGAGCAAATTGTTTTACGAGTGTATGCCGGAGGAGTTGCGGCCAATGCGCAAGGCTTCTAACGCTAAGGAGCTTGTATTTGAAAACCCGACTACCAACGCCAAGGAAAAGGCGGCCAACCCAGGGTTGAGAAGTAAGATTAAGATTGAAACCGCGGGGGCAGAGGGTGTTGGTCGTTCAGATACCCTACACAATGTTCATATTTCAGAGTTGGCGCACTGGAAGCCAAAGGAGAAGGTAAAAGAAATCATGGCAGGTCTACTCCAGGCTGTGCCTAACACCCCAAACAGCATGATTATTGTAGAATCAACCGCCAACGGTGTAGGCGGTTATTTTTATGATATGTGGCAGTTGTCCAAGGAAGGTAAAAACGACTTTGTGCCTCTGTTCTTTGCCTGGTTTGAACACCCCGAGTATCGGATGCCTGTGCTTGACGGCTTCATGTTAGACCCAGAAGAACGGGAACTGAGGGATCTCTACCATCTCGACGATGAGCAGTTAGTGTGGCGACGTTGGTGTATAGCAAACGACTGTAACGGTGACAAGGAGATATTTAAACAGGAATACCCTTCAAATGACATAGAGGCGTTCCTTTCTTCTGGGCGACCCGTTTTTAATACAGCGATACTTAATGCTATGCTCCAAGAGACAAAGGCCACCCCCCCCAACTGGGTAGGCAATATGACCGAGGAAAACGGGCGTGTGAAATTCGCCCCGCAGCAAAAAGGATTCCTATCTATTTGGAAGAAGCCGAAAGAAGGCCACGAGTATGTTATCTCTGCCGACGTCGCCGAAGGGCTGGCGCACGGTGACTACTCCTCTGCCGACGTGATTGACCGCAAGACATTGGAGCAGGTGGCACAATGGCATGGTCACATAGACCCTGACATGTTCGGGGAGTTTGAGTTGTATCGGCTGGCGAAGTTCTACAATCTGGCCTTTATCGTTCCGGAGGTAAACAACCACGGGCTTACTACCGTAACGTCGCTAAAGAAGAAATACAGGCGCATCTACCGCAGACGCACGGTGGACAAGATCAGCAACAAGGCACGGCAGGAGTACGGTTTTCAGACTACAACTAAGACCAAGCCCCTAGCCATAGACAAGGCTGCTGAGTGCATCCGCGAGCGGTACGTTAAGATAAACTGCAAGGAAACGGTAGAGGAGTGTCTTACCTATGTGCGAGACGATAGAGGGGCCACCAACGCCCAGCAGGGCCGTTATGATGACCGCGTGATGTCGCTGGCCATTGGCCTGTATGCAAACTACGAGGTGCCGTTTACAGAGGTTGACGACGAAGATGTGGAATACGAAATCGCATTCGGACGAACTGGGTACTAATAAGGCGGTGAACTAATTGGCCAAGAAAGACCAGCAAAAGAATCTAAACAAATACATGACCCGCATTGAAGCGGCAGAACAGTACCGGGACAATAGCTACAAGGAACTATGGGCAAGGTGCTATAAGCGTTACCGCAACCACGTTGATGAATTGGTTGATCCCAAGACCAAAAAGATTGTCACGGATCGGTCTAATATATCAATCCCTTACTGCTTCCTCCAGGTTGAGACCATCCTTCCCAGGATCATTGAGGTTCTATTCGCTAACCGGCCATACATAACGGTGATGGACAGGGAGCCCAGCGACCTACCGGGGGCGAAGAGGATGGAAACGCTTCTTGACTGGCAGATGAATGAGCGATTCGACATCCAAGACTTATTCCACCATGGCATAAAGGAGTGCTGCATCTACGGCACGGCGATAGGTTATACAGGGTGGAAGTGGGAGCAACGGGAAGTTATCAAGAAGCAGCAGGTCCCCGTGACGGAGCCCGACCCCTTAACCGGTGCTGAAATGCCGATGCTTGACGACATGGAACAGCCAATAACCGAGTGGCAACCAGTAAAGACCAACGAAATAGACTACGACGACCCAGAGGCGAAATTCATCGACCTGGGCCTTTTTTATGCGGACCCTTCTGCCGAGGACATCGACGATGCCAGGTACTGTGGGCACGACGAGTTTAAGACCAAGGACGAATTACAACAAATGGTTGACCTGGGGCTATATAAGATTGATTGGAAGAAGGTACCCAAGGATCGCCCACGCAACGAGGCCAAGGATTACCGTATGTCAAGCGTGGGGCTACCCACGAACAATGATCAGGTGGAGGACAATGACGACGACGCTCTGTATCGCGTAACCCATTACTGGGAGGACAACAAGCACGTTGTCATTCTCAACCGGGCCTATATTGCAGCAGACGGGGAGAACCCCTTCTGGCATAGGCGCAAGCCTTACCGCAAGGGTGTCTATACCTTAGTGCCGCATGAGTTCTACGGCATGGGCATCATCGAAATGATGGAGGATTTACAGGACGAGTTAAACACCGAGCGCAATATGCGTATTGACTTTAGGGCATTTCTCCTACGTCGCATGTTTAAGATTCGCCGCGGCGCCAATATCAAAAAGGAACAACTCAAGTGGCGGCAAGGTGGATATATCGAAGTTGACGACATGGATGATGTGATGGAGTTTGGCGTTTCCGATGTGGCCGGCTCGTCCTTCGCGCAGGAGTCAACCATCAAACAGGACATGCAGGACTGTTCCGGGGCGCAGGACGTTGTGATGGGCACAGCAGGCAACCGTGAGACTGCAACCACCACCATGACCAAGGATGCTAATGCCTCGATGCGCTTTAAGCTCCTTATCTCAAGCCTAGAGAAGAAACTCCTCGTTGGTTTGACACGGCTTATCATGCAGAATAACCAACAGTTTATTGATGCTCCAAAGTGGATTCGAGTTACCGGAGAAGACGGAGGAAATCAACCCACGCAGATAGCACCGGAGGAAATACAGGGAGAGTTTGACCTGTTCCCGGCAGGCTCCAGCGTCGAACCGTTGGCCAACAAGGAAGCCGCCAAACAGCGCATGACCGAGCTTTACAACGTAGCCGGCAAAGATCCGATTTATGAAATGTTCCCCGAAAAACGACTACGCTTCTTGAAGAAGCTGTATGAGGCGCATGGCATGAAAGATTCTGAGCAACTCCTTCCCACGGATGAAGAGTTCACTCAGATGCAACAGAGAATGGCTCAACTTTCGGCAGCACCCCCAGCGCCGCCGGGGGGAGATAGTGGCCCGATAACTTCGCAGGGTGGCCAAGCCAATACTGCGTTGATGCAGGAGGCCGGACTCCACGCACCCACCCCGACCATCTCCGGAGGGGGCGGGTATATATAGATGCCAGGAATAAATAACAGGAGGTAATGAAAATGGCAACTGATCCTAAACCCGTAGCAATCCAAGCTACCGCAACCCAGTACGAATTACTCATTGGTTCAAACGGTTCCATCGACGTAAACCAGATCGGACAATTCCCCAAAGGGGCGACCCCGTGGAGCGCAACAGCTACCAGTGCAACAAATGCGGTAGCGGTCGCCACCGTCGCCGCAGTCGCCCTCAAGAAGCATTATCTGTTAGGTTACGCCGTGGCACTGAGAGCCGCCGTCACCGCCGCAGATACGCTGGTCACAGTCAAGGACGATGTTACGGTTAAATTAACCGACGTTTTCGGGGCTGCTGCACCCATCGGAACAAGGTTGACTCTATCCTGCGCTATGCCGATTGTCGTAGGCACGATCAACAAGGCATTAACCCTTAATGCCGCCGCAGGCGGAGCTGGCGCAATCACTGAGTTGGTCATGTGGGGGTATACCCTGTAATGGATGCCGAAGAAAGGGCACGATCGTTACAGGAGTTGATCGAAACGGACGGCTGGCCAATCGTTGACCAGTTTATCAACGAACGAATCGCAGACAACACGAACCAACTATTGACATGCCCAGCAGAAAAGATAACGGAGCATCGAGCGATGGTGAAAGCCTTCAACTCGGTGTTTCTTTTTATCCAGGGCGTTATTGATGATGCCCAAGAAGACGAAAGGTAGGTATTATCCCATATGGGTATTTTTGAAACTTCAACACCCCCGGCTGAATCCCCGGTTGAGAACCTTGAAACCGGACACGAAGAAGCGGGGACTGAGGAACTGCAAGCCACGGAGTTACAGGACCAGGAAACCGCAACCACGGAATCTGGGACTGAAACACCAGCCACTGAGAAAGAAACGCCCTCCGCAGTGGAGCAAGGCGTAGAACAACCTGAGCCTGATTACGCCAAGAAGTACAAAGAGCTTCAGCGTGACTATACCAAGAAGGCTCAAGAACTGGCCGACCTAAGGCGTCAGGCCCCACAGCCACCCCAACAGGGACAAGGCCAAGGCGCAGACACCGAAGCGCTCAACGCCAAATTCATTGATGATTTCAATCGCGACCCGGTAAACACGCTTTACCGCTTCGCCGATGCTATAGCAGATCAAAAGGTTAGGAACTATCAACAGCACGTAGAGGGCATGATCGCCCCCCTGTATGAAGGTGAAGCCGCCCGTTCGTTCGCGGCAAACATGAACACGCTGGCGAAGTCTCACCCGGAGATTAAGACCGACGAGGGGTATCAGAAGTTTTCAGCCAAGGTCAACGAGATCGCGCAGGAGATGGGCAATCCCGGCCTAGTCAATAACCCTCCTAAGCGAATCCTTGCCCTCGCCGCGACGGAAGCATTCGGAGATAGCAAGGCTGCAATCTATGCCAAGGCCAAGGCCAAAGGAACAGAGGAAGCCTACAACAACATCCGTGCCAAACAGGGGCTAGGCGGCCCCACTGGTGCAAAACTAAAAGAAGCGCCGAAATCCATTGAGGATCAGGTGGCAGACAGTATTGTGTCAGCCGGACGCGGAAGTGGAATCTTCCGGCGCTAATAAAAAAGGAGTGAAATAAAAATGGCAGCTATTACAGGAGTAAGAGATACTAATACCACGCTTGCAGCAAAACTTAAAATCGACATGTCCGAGAAGATTGCTCTATTACGGCCTTCTGCCGCCCCATTTATTACGTTTCTGAAGAGGGCCAAGGGCAACACCATGGCCGCTAATAACCCTAAATTCTCGTGGCTCGAAGACGATCTGGACGCACGTTGGGACGCCATCAACGCTGCGGCTGGTTACGCCACTGGCATCACTGATGTGGTGGTAGTCAACATTACCTACTTCTCCGTTGGTGACATTATAAAGATCCCGAGAACCGGAGAATGTGTTCTAGTTACGGTAGTTACGACAGGCACCAGCACACTGACTGTTCTACGTGCCTACGGCACTACCGTAGCCGCAGCCATTGTGGATAAAGACCCCCTGGTTATCATCGGTAACGCCAACGAAGAGGGCGCAGGGGTTCGCACCATTAAGTCCTTTAGCGAGACTGAGGTATATAACTTGTGCCAGATTTTTAAAACTCCATTTGGCGTTACAAACACCCAGAACGCCACCGACATGTATGGCGGCAACGATTTAAGCTACCAACAGAAGAAGAAAGGCATTGAGCATACTGTAGACATTGCCAGAGCCTTCTACTTCGGAGAATTGAAACTAGACACCACCGGCACCCACCCGCGCAGGACTACTAGCGGCTTGCTGAAATTTATGGCTAAGAACAACTACGACGCTTCCGGTGCACTGACTCAGAGTGAGTTTGACCAGAACGTCTGCGAAGTGGCGTTTAAGTACGGTAGCAAAGAAAAACTCATGCTGGCATCTGCCCGCATCCTTTCCGTAATAAACGGCTGGGCACTTGGCAAACTAGAAATATCCCAGGGAGAGGACACCTTCGGCCTGTCTGTAACTAAGTATGTGTCTCCCTTCGGCGTGCTAAACATCGTCTATGAACCTCTCTTTGAGGGTGTTGTTTACGGTGGCCAGGCCGCAATCATCGACGTGGAGAACGTCAGATACCGTCCACTGAAAGGCCGCGATACTTCACTCTCGACCAACATCCAAGCCAACGACATCGACGGTCGCACCGACCAGTATCTTACCGAGGCCGGCCTGGAAGTACGCCTGCCTGAGACCCACGCTCTACTCACCGGAGTTACATCGTAAAAAAAGGGGAGGCTATATGCCTCCCTATCTTTTCCTCAATCTAAAATGAAAGGTTGTTGTTTATGACTAAGTTTTTATCTAAGTGTCCCAATCAGGTTATCTGTGTGAAACCTAACCGTGTTCAGATATTCGACGGCATCGCCGTTCCGGTTCCAGGCCAAACCATTCGCTTCAACAGTGGGGAGTATGAGGCTACCGACAGGAAAGAAATCGACTTCCTACGCAAGCACAGCCTCTTCGGTAGGGGCATAACGGAGGTTAACGAGGGGGTAAGATAGATGGCAAAAGATATACAGCCTGTAGAACTAACGGGAAGTAATACGCGAAAGCAACCTGTAGTTGCAAGTATACTAATCGGCACAGGCGCGGCACATACCGCAGGTGATATCGTGTCAACGGACGCAGGGGCGATACTACAGTTCAACACGGGACTTCCTGCTGGCAACGGCGGGGTAATATTAAGCTCATATGCATATACCGACAACGATGCCGTTTTCTCAGGTGGTGCAGGTTATACCCTATATTTATTTACTGCCTCTCCTACCGCACAGGCCGACAATGCGGTTTATAATTTGGCGGTTGCCGACCTATCCAAAGCCATAGGCAAGATAATCCTTAGTACCCTCCCCGACAAAGGGGATAGTTGCTCAATATCAGATTTTGGACACAATGTAGATTTTGCACTAGCTGTTGCGGACACTAAACTCTATGGCAAACTGGTATGCAACGGTGGGGAAACAACCATTAGCGGCAAAACCATCACTATTAATCTTGGCATAGCGGCGTTGTAGGGGGTGATGATATGTTGCCTATAATGAGACAGATATTACTAAGCAGTAAAAGGGCTATCGTTAGAGATAGTTTTGACCGCGCCAACAACGCCTCCAGTCTAGGCAATGCCGATACAGGGCAAGCGTGGGTGAATGTATTGACCCCCGTATGGGGAATATCAGGCAATATGGCCTATGTATCTAGCGGGAGCAGTATTGTCGCCATTGCAGTTATAAATGCCGCTAAAAGCAAATTAATAATATCTATGGATGCTTTATGGAAAACAGGTGATCAAGCAGCAATTGTTTTCCGCTGTGATGGTACTTATGACAATGTTTTTAGATGGCTTATTTCCGAATTAGGCACTAAGTTATTGCTTGTAAAAAAAGTAGGCGGAGGCTCTACAACAGTTCTAGCAGATATCCCATTTTCCCCAGTAAATAATACAGTCTATAATCTAAAGGTTGTGACTAATGGCAATCAAATAAGGTGTTATGTTGATAATTTAGAGAAACTATCCACAGTAGACACGAATTTAGTATCAAACACATATTGCGGTATGCAAACATATAACTATGATAGAGTACCAACGTCAACCTTTGATAACTTTAAAGTGGAGGCGATATAATGAAGTATTATCTTGCCCCCACTATTGGATCAGGAACAGAACAGGATTCGTATAGACCTAAAGTATCTAACTATAATTGCAGTTGGGTGGCAATATACGAAACTCCTGAACAGAATAACGCTATCGTTGCAGTAAAAGCCACTGATGAAGTATTGGCACAGATAACCTCGGATTCTGAAATAACCTATCTGGGGGATGATGGTGATGCCATGACAACAGAGGAATTTCAGAGAATTTGTCCTGATGGTAAGGTGATGGTATATGGCTAAAGGTGAAGAAGTTAAAACAGCGAAGGCATTAAAGACTAAGAAAGACCTGAAAGATGCTCGTAAAAACGCTAAAATTGAACTCCAAGAAGGCGAGAACAAGAAGGATTTTATCACACGGCTTGGTAAACAAGTTTGCGGTGAGACTTTCACTTTGCCAACAGTCTTATAGAACTAAATGGATTGCGTTAGTTGAATAACAACTCCCAGAAAGGGGGTCTTTTTTATGTCCCAAGAGATAAGATGCGTCAACTGTAACACCGTTCTGGCCTCCCTAAGAAGCCGGACAATGATCATTAAGCCCGTTGACCCGGAAATACCCGAGTTCCATTTATCTGAACGTGACAAGGATGAAACGACATCACCGCCAACCTATAATCCCAAAGAGCTAATCTGCCCATCATGCGGCGCAGTGAATAAGATTTACTAATACCTCTGAAAGGGGGTTTTGTTTTGACAGTAGACGAGATTATTTCGCAATGTCTCAAGGCTATAGGCGAGGACGATCCAACCGCTCCGGTAGAAATGACCCGCGTCGAGTGTCTCACACTGATCAATCAACTCTACCGCAACGATATTGCCAAACGGCTGAAGAACCTCGCCACCTACTCCTACGACGCGAGTGACGCGGCACATACCATCACCGCAGGAGTTGGCACTCTGCCGAGCGACTATATGACTCCGTCCCGTGTCTACGACGGAGATGCGCCGACTAATGAACCATTGACGCAGATATTCGACATTGAGGATAAGGTTGCCGCGACCGATGCGACAAGCCAGTACATGGTGCCGAGCACGACACAAATATGGATATTCGGGTCCACCCCAACGAACATGCTCAAACTATACTACTACTCCAAGCCTGATGTGCTGATAGACAGTAGCGCATCATCCCCAACGGCGCTGAAAGAGGAATTTCACGTTGACCCGTTTGTTGTGCATATCAAAGAGACATATGCCATAAGGAATAACGATCTAGCCGATATGTTCGACCTGAAGGCTCTCAAACTGGACATTCTGAAAGCCATTGAGGAAGCTCACGGCATTGAGAAGGCAGACAGCGAACCTCCGTATATTAAGGTGGAATGGTGATATGGCATACGACCGCATAAAACAGCGCACAGGCCGCAATCGAGGCCGCAACTCCCAACCCCTCTCGGTACCTCAGCAGGACTGGCGAGGGGTTAACTATGTGGACGACATCTATTCTATAGCCGCGCATCAACTCCCGTTTGCCCAAAACGTTGACCTGGGCAACCCCATCGGCAGCATCACAAAACGGGCAGGCCGCGAATCGCTGTTTGCCTCTCTTGGAGCCGGTCAGGTGTTGGGCCTGCACGCTTGGGAGCATAGTGACGGAGACAAGTTGATCGAGGCATGGGGAAAGAACCTCTACCTGCTGTCCGGCGCATCCGGTAGCATTGCCAAGACCTCGCAGGCTGATTGGGAAGCAGGGGTACGGTCACATATTGACACAACCACCTCACCCGGTGACATCCAGATGGTCACCGGCACTGACTTCACTGAAGAGGACACGCTGACCGCCGACTTTGACGGTACGCACAGTCACACCAAGGCGGTTAGTGACCATGTGGAGTTAGTTCCTGCTGATACTGCGGTTAACGGAATTACCACGCTTGGTGCCACTTCTATATTTACCACTAGTGGCCACGATGAGGTTGGTTGGAAGTTTACAGTAGGGGCCAAGGCGCTTACCTGTACGAAACTAAGGCTGTATGCAGGAAGTACTGGTAGCAAGACCGTTCGGTTATGGCGGGTAAGCGACAAGGCGTTGCTTGCCTCAGTGAATGTTTCAAGCGTTGACGGGGTATGGGTAGAGGCATCAATAACCCCCGTGACCATTGCGGCGAATACGGCCTATGTGGTTTCCTACGACCTTAGCGCTGGTAAGAATTATAGGACTGTCCCAAGAACATCCAACACCTACAGTTCCGTGATTACCTGTAATGAAGGCCGTTATCTCGCGTCTGGCGGTGGCACTTTTCCCACGACCGTTGATAGCACCGACATCCAGGGTATCGTGGATATCGTTATCACCGACGCCTATTACAACACCGCCGGTGTCTACACCCACCACGAGCAGAACATAAGCGCGGCGAGAGAGATTGCAAACGCCACGATAACCTACGACAAAACCACCCCGGCTAATACCACTCTAACAGTTGAGGCCAGGGTTTCAACCGATGGAGGAGCGAACTGGGGCGCATGGACGGCTAGGGCAAGCGGTGAAGCAATAATTACCGCTGGAACAGACGTAAGCGGCTACCGTGTTCAGTGGAGAACAAACCTTGCGTCAACAGATGGGGTGAATACGCCCACACTAAACAGCGTAACGGTATCCGTGGTTGCGGTGCATTATGCCGAAGGGATATGGGAATCACCCGCGTACGACCTGGGCAACACCCCCTTGACGGCAACCCTGTCATGGGTGGCAACCACCCCGGCAGGTACGACCGTAACGGGTTACGCCGCAGGGTCCGGAAATGGTACGGTGTTCGGTGACTACCAGGAGTTAACAGCAATCGGGGATGCGATCCCATTGTCGCGGTTCATCAAGGTAAAGTTTGTTTTAGCAAGTCCGACGAGCACTACGCCCACGGCAAGCAGTCTACTGGTTAGCTACTCAACCTCCTACACCCAGGCGCACAAGCTGGACATATCTCCCCTGGGCAGGACAGCCAACGAGCTTACAGGCAACCGTGTGCGGATGCAGGACTATGATGACAGGTGCTATTGTGCGGACGACTTGAGGTCGTTTGTTCTGTATGTGGACGATGCTACGGCAGTCACCGGGACGGCGCAGGCGGGAGCCGCGACCACGATTAGGCTAGCGGCAGGCGCCTCAGCAGTCAACGACTTTTTCAATAACGCTTTTATCACTATCACCGGGGGAACGGGAGTAGGCCAGGTACGGTTCATCTCCGACTACAACGGATCTACCAAGGACGCCACGGTAGCGGCATGGACGACCAACCCGGCGAACGATTCAACCTATGCCATCGGTTCAGCCGTGAAGGCACGCAAGGCTGGGGTAGATGCACCAGCGGCGTCCCTGACCTCTGCGGCAGGGGCAGGAACGGGTTTGACGGGCAACTACTACTATAAGTATACCTACGTCAACGCTGACGGCTACGAGAGTAACCCTTCGCCTGCAAGCACGGTGCTGAACCTGTCAAACAAGGATGCAGCATTATCCGTCATTGCAGTAGGTGGAGTAACGATTGCATCAAGGAAGATTTACCGCACCAAGGCAGGCGGCTCGGTCTATTACTACGTCCACACTATTGCCGACAACACCACGACGACCTACACGGACGCTGCGGCTGACGGGACACTGACCGAACTCATGCTGGACAACAACAACATCCCGCCTAACGCCTCGATAGTGTTTGAGTTCTTGTCGTATATGTTCTATGCCAACAATGACGAATTATGGTTCTCAAAGGCTGGATCACCGGAGCAGGTTCCAAACATCACCGGTGACCGGACGCTGATTGTCTGCCCGAGTACAATTTTGGACATCAAGAGTAATCCGATGGCCTTGATTCCGCAGGGCGAGAACTTCATTGCACCGATAACGACCAATACAGGTTTTGTCTTTGACAGCGACCCAACCATTGACACCACGCGCATGAAGCTAATCGACAAGAACGGCTCACTCTCCTTCGAGGCAAGCGACATTTGCATCGACCCACAGATGAGAAGTATCCTGGTGTTCCCGACGAATACGGGCGTTAGGTTATTGCTCCCAGGCTTGCAGGAGGAATCCATTGAGTCTGTGCCATTGAGCAGAAATATCCAGACTTACTTTGACCGCACGGTGAACCGGGGGAGCATGGCCGGGATTTTCTTTAACTCCTACTACATTTTGTCGATGGAATACCAAGACCCGGCCAAGGTGTCGTCTGAGTGGTTGACGTTCTGCTACGATTTTCGGACTAGCGAATGGTACGGGCCGTGGACGTTTGGGGCTTCCTGCTACTGTATTAGTGGGGCCGTGCTGTATGCTGGCGACCCGGCAGTAGGTAAGATATATCACATGTTCAGCGGCAATTCCGATGATGGGTCGAACGTCAAAATGGTAGCAGACCTGCAAATGCTATCGCCGGCCGGGGAGAACCATATCCACAAGTTCAACAACTTCATGGCCATGGTGAGCGCAGAGAGTAATACAGTTTCGACGACCATTGCCGCCAAGGTGGATGATAGGGAGGCTACTATCAACCTGGGCGTTCTGACAGATGCCTTCATCGGAGAGAAGCGGCCTGGGCATGACAACATCAGGAGCAAGAAGTACAAAATCCCTCTGGCGAGGGGGAGCACGTTGTCTTACAGGATTACGGATGATAGCGTGAATCCGTTTAGCTTGCAGAAAATTATTACCGAATGTACGCCGTTGCCACTAAAAGGATAAGATCCGCCTTCGGGCGGATCTTTACATGGGGGCTTGTCTTGGGTTATCATTAATTCAGAATCTAATGTAGGAGTGATACCCATGTACGGCTTGGTTTTAGGCTTAATGCTCACGGTGGCAACGGCAACTACCCCGATCAACGCACCACCTACAACAAACAGCGAGGTTTTTGGCCCTCCAAGTTATGAGGAGTGGGTGAAAAATCCTGGCATCAACTACATTGAAGAAGCTAAAATACTGTATCCCGAAGAGTTTAATCAACCACAGACCTATTCCTTTGGATATGAATGTTTACTTAGGCAAGGAATCATCGGTACACCGGAGGCCGCTTTGATGCACGGCGCGCCACCAGGCATGAAATATGACCCTAAATTGTTCACCAGTACTGATAAGTAAAAAGCAAAAGCAACACCCTCCAGTCGGGGGTGTTTTTATTTTAGGAGGTGCTTATTGTGGCAAATGTCAATTACGGACCCAACTTACCCAGCACCACTTCTACCCCAGGTATAAATTATGCCGACCTAGCTAAAAAACTATATTCAACGTCTTCAACCGGTTCATTGCTTAATGGCACCACTGCCAGCAATGCCCAGAAATCACTACTTCCTGGCGCTACCCCTACTTCATCTGCATACAATGACCTGCTTAAAAAGGGCGTTATCGGCGATCCGATGACCGGCCTGATGCATGGCTATTACAATGAAAATCCGCTACCAACAGCACCTTCCCTTAACTACTCCATGCCCGATGTTGAACAAATGTCATGGGACGAAGCTCTCCAGCGTGCCGTCGGGATGTACACGCCAGCCTACAATACCAGCGTACAGCGTCAGGACAAACAAACATCTGACCAACGCGCGCTACTCCCGCAGATGCTTGCGGCACGGGGTTATCTCAAGGGTGGCAAGTTGGAGTCCGGAGACAACGCAATCACCCAGGATCAGGCCATGGCCCGGACGGAGCTTGACAACTCCTTCGAAACGCAGAAGCAACAGGCCGCCAACTCAATCTACGAGGGCGAAACGAACAGGGCTCAGGCGGCGTTAAGCAACCTGCTTGCCCAGCAGAACGCCAAGAACACCAACGCCATGTCACAGTGGCAGACGCAGTATAACGCGGCACTCCAGAAGGAGCAGAACGCACAGACTACGCTGATGGAGTTGGCACGGATGAACCAGCAAGGGGAGCAGTATAATAAGACGTTCGACTACACCAAGGGGCGGGATACTACTCTTGATGCATCAACCGCATCCCAGAAGGCGGCAACTGATGCAGAACAAAGAAGGCAGTTCGATCTAACTTATGGCCTACAGAAACAGACGACAGATTACAATATTGGCAAGCCGTATTTTGCCCCAAGTAGCGGGGGAGGCATCACCCCATATCAGGGTTATGAAATTGGCCGCAATGACCAGCAGGATTCGGCTAAGATAGGAGCCCAGGCCAGAGAACTTGCATCTAAAGATACCCGTAAATGGGATGAGGCCGCAACCCTAAAATGGTTAACAGACTCCTATGTTCAGGCAGGTTATGACGCTGGAACGGCTGAACAAATGGCTCGCACAGATCCAAGACTTGCGCCACCAAAAGGAAGTTATTCCGAAAACGATCTTTACAACTCCTACATCAACGACTTAACCAGGCAACAGTATGGCCTTCCAACCTCAAACCCTCAGTAGCCCCTGCGTCTGGCGGCATTGACGACTGGATTAATCAGGCGATAAATGTCACGGGGGTAGGGGCCGACTGGGCACCGTATTTAAAATGGCTCGCCGAACATGAAACAACAGGGTTTAATCCCGAAGCGGTAAACCCTGAAACTGTAGGCGGGGAACATGCTACCGGATTAATGCAAACATTACCATCGACGTTTAATGGTTACAATCCCGGTGGTGATATTTACAACCCAGTTGATAATATAGTCGCCGCAATAGGGCATATCAAGTCCCAGTATGGGCATCCATCTAAGGCCGTAAATGGCTGGGCTAGTAGAGGTGGTTACTAATGAGACACATCCCGGCATTTGCCTTGAGGGTGCTGACTGACGACATAGACAATGGTTCGCTCAACTACGGAACCCTGGATAACGAATGGAAACAACAGCTTGATTCAATCGGCTACACGCCACCTGCGCCTAAACCCATGCCCGAGATACAGGCGGCTGAGGCGCCAGCGCCAGCAGCGAAAAGCTGGCTTGACCAGCAGAATATACAGATCCCCGGTGGCGAGATTGGGGTATCTAATAGCAACGTCAACCCAGATTTCGCGCAGAATCACCCGACACTCAACCGCGTCCTTGGGGCTGTCTCTGCACCCATCAATAGGGTTATGGAGAACCCCTGGATGAAACGGGCAGGGCAAACTGGCGCAGAGGTTATGACCACACAGGACAACCCTGACAAGGTATCTACTGGAAACAGGGTAGGCGACGTTACCGCTGGCCTTTTCGGCGGCCTGATGGGGTTCGCAGAGAACCCCGCATCTCTCGGCGCAAAAGTGTGGAAGGGCGGCGAGAACCTAATTGGCCAGGCTCTGCCGCTGATCCCGAGACTTGGAACTGCTCCGCAAGCCGTACAGTCTGCGCTGAAAATAGCAGGCGCATCTTTGCCGTATGAGGCAACGATGGCAGGGGCTAACAATCGCCCCTTGAACGCTGGAGAAGCGTCGACCGCTGTAGGCTCAAATGTATTGCTTGATTTGGCATTT